TAGTTCTTTGTCGAGAAGTCAGACTTCTTCGTTTGAGTAAACTCATCAATTGCTCCATCTATTTCTGCAGCAAGGTCATGTGCTTTCTCTTCCATTCGCTGTTGAATGGAGATGACATTGGTAGGTAGTTTTTCGACTTCAACTTGTTCAACAATTTTCTTTGCATCCTCTAGCAATTCTTTTAACTTGTTTGTAAAGAATGGACTAACATTACTCAGTTGTTTCAAGTCCGTCTGCTCATTTGACATGAGACGACATAGTGAACCAAATGTGGTAAATTTGTAGTCAGGGAGTTTCTTGAGTTGTTTAGCAATTTTTGGTTCCTTCTTTGTGAAGAAATCAATTGTAAACATCTTCTGTTCTTTCGCACCAGTGTTGACAGAGTAGTATGTCAACGCACGACTCAGACTGGTCGTAAAGTCCAGTTGGTCGAGTGTTGGTTCGAACTTCTTTTGTGACAAAAAGATTGCTTGGTTTTTTGCACGACGCTTTGCAGTATTCACAGCCATAGGTTTGTAACCTCCATAATATAATATCTATTATACCGCAATTCGCAATTAAAGACAAGCACTATTTTGAAGTAATTTTCTCGTATAGTTCCACGAAGTCCTCGTGGTCTGCAACTTCTTGGGCGAGATTCTGCTTGTGATATGTCTTTGCAATCTTGGAAATAACTTTCTTGGGAATTTGCAATGTATCAGATTGTTCTTTAACGATCTCACGAATGAGATCTCGTTCTGCTTCAGTACGAATCATTGAGTTGCTAATCTCTTGAATAGCACCTTGCAAATCTTTTTTCTGTTCGGGTGTTAATGCGTAATTCATTTCTTACCTCCAAATGATACTCCATTAGTTCCACCAACTACACCACCAAGAATGACTGTTGCCATCCATGTTTCAAGTGTCACTGGGATTGCCAATGCAGGGAATAATGTATTCAGTGACCAAATAGTTGCTAGTGGAAATAAAACCAACAACACCAATATTGCTATAAATACGAATAAAATTTTCATAGATTAAAACTCACTTTAGTTACGGAGTCCCATCGAAAGGATCTCCACTCGGATTTTTCTGTATCGAAGACACGAACTGCGGAACCAGAATCCTTGGCACTTGTCCCTTCGGTTTTGGGATGTTTGTCTGTTGGAATTCGTCCTTCACAGAGAGTACATCGCATATCTCTAAGTGTACCATCTTTTTTGGTAAAAGTAACGCACAAGTCTTTGATGTTTTCATCGTGTAGTACTCCAAGAGTCCATGTTTTAAATTCCTCAAACTCTTTATCCGTTTTGAATACTGTTTGCATTATCAATTTCCTTTTTCAAATCTTCAATAATTGGACCAAAAAATGTTATGAATTCTTTGGTATCATAAAATGTAGTGTGACCATTATCTGTTAGAATCTTTCCATCTTCTTTATATGAAGTCTGTTTGATTGTAAACTCCACCAAATCATACGGATGAGACTTAACGATAATTGCTCTCGTTAAAGAATCACGAACCAACTCATACTCATAGTTCATCTTTTGCCTTTCTGTGTTTAGGTTGACGAATGTACTGAACCTTACTCTCAACTACACGCATGCGGTATTTGGGAGTGCGCAAATCCTTTGCTATTGGATCTCTAGGTTTCATTTGTCTATTATACACGATCTTTCCTTACAAGGCAAATTTCTTTAATGCGTCTTTTGCATCTTTGCAGTCGCCCATTAGATCATCCATCTCTGCGAGAATAATCATTTGTTGCAAACTGTCTGCAAGTTGCTGGTCTTCCTCATCCAATAGATCATACCATTCCTCGTATTCTTCCAGAGAATCTAGTGACCACATATGGTCTAGCATTTCCACTTGATACTCAGTCAGGTTTTCTATTTGAATCATACCATTTCCTTAATGTTCGACCACTTGGCTAACTTTAATCGTTTGGCTTGTGCAGCTTTTGCAACTGCGCCAGCATCGATGATTTCTTCTTCAGTCAGCATCTCAATCATGCAAAGCAAATCACCAATTTCTTCTTCGAGTCGTTCACGATTCGTTGAGCCAAGATGTTCACCATCAACTCCGAATCGGAATACTTTACTTATCGCTTGCGCAACTTCAGCACACTCTTCTTGGCAGATAAGCATTATCTCTTCCTGTCGTGCCGACTTCATTCTATTCACTACAAATTTATTCACATGTTTCTCCAAAAACTTCTTTCTCAGCTTCAGTCAACAACACATTTGCAAATTGCTGACAGAAAATATTAAACCAAAATTCATTCATCACTTCTTTTGGTGCACCTGCTTTAATAACCAATGCTTTCAATTCATCATTCATAATCAACCCCAATCTTTCTTATCACCGAACTGCTCATTGTAATCGTAACCAGCATGGTATGCTTCTAATTCATCTGGTTCAGTTGCTTCTACCCTTGGACCAGATCCACCAGCAACTCCACCACGATGTGGATCACGAGGACGATGGTAGTAAGAGTCAGCTGCACCACGATCAAAGAAACTACCATGATCAGTTTCGTAAGACTTACCGTTGTAATCACCTCTTCGCATTATGCACCTCCATAATAACTCATAAATTCATGTTGCTTGGACAATTCCAATTCATTCAAAATTACATCATACTGAGCAGTAACCCAATCAAGTGGAACACCCAGTTTTTCTGCGACGGCATCTGGTGCACTTCCAGCGTAAAGCATGTCATCAATTTCCAGTGCTATTTCACCCATTTTACTCATAATTTATACCTTTGAAATTTGTACATCATAAGAAACACGATTCATCTTGTGGTCATAAACATGCATCGTTGAAGAGATGCCAACTGCGTTGAACAAATTTTCAAACAACTGCCGAACAACTACATTAACACTAACTGAATCACCGACTCCACGCTTAATGGCTGCACCAGTCGTATAAAAAGATACGCCATTCACAATCACACGATATTTCATAATCAATCCTTATTTAAAAACTATCAAAGCCAACAAGATGCTGTTAAAGAAGAAACCGACTGCATTCGATACGATATACAGCGTATCTTTTTGCACGATTGCTCTAAACAAAAACAACATCAAACCAGACCAAACAAGAATCACCATGCTTACTGGTGGAACATTGTTTGAGTAACCTAAAATCACTCCAAGAGTCGTTGGAAGAGTGGCACCATGAATCAGTACCATTCCAAGCCAACCACTAAGAGCACCAAACTTTTTAATTGTATTTTCATTTTTCATACAACTATTATACCCCAGATTGCAATTAAAGACAAGCACTTTCTGCAAATAAAAAACCCCTGTAGCTACAGGGGTTTAGGAAGGGTTAATAACCCTACGAGTCGTGGGGTTATCCCTAACTTAGGTTATTCTTGAAGATTTTCCAAGCATTTTCCCAACTCCATCGTTGGCTACCCTTTAGGACTCGATCTCTATCCAGCTGTAAACAACCATCAATTGCATCGCTAAGATTCTCGTTCATGAATCCAGTCTCTGCTTGATCAATCACATCTAGTGGTCCATCGCATGGGAATGCTGCAACTGGAGTGCCACAAGCCATTGCTTCGATCATTACAATACCAAATGTTTCCCATTGACTAGGGAATACAAACACTTCAGCGTTTGCGTAGTATCTTGCTAGATCAACACCAGTTTTGAATCCAGTAAAGATTACCTCAGGATATTGTTTCTTGTATGTTTCAAGCATTGGTCCATCACCGACCATAATTTTGTAGTATCCAGGATAGTCAAGTTGAAAGAATTTTTCTAAATTCTTTTCTTTGCTAACACGAGAAACACAGAGTAAATATTTCCCATTGATGTTATCGTTTCTGTGAGATGGATTAAAAATTTCTCTGTCAACACCACGAGTCCACGGAATAACTTCTCCACCGAACCCATGTGCCTTAAGATCTTTAACCATTGTCTCAGTGGTAGTTAAAACTTTACCACTATGTTTATGAAACCAGCGAACAAATCTCCATGTTATCCACTCAGGAATGCCAAATAGGGTTTTAAGTCCTTCAGGAAACTTAGTATGATAAGCAGTGTTGTGACTAATACCACATTTTGAAAGATATGCTCTAGCCCACAAACCCAAAGTACCTTCGGTGGCGATGTGGATATAATCTGGATTGATCTCCTCAATCTTCTTGCCCACTTGCCATGGAATGGTAATCTTGACTTCGTTGTAGCGAGGGCAATCAAAATAACGGAACCTGCTGGGATCAAGATAATCAACAGTATAACCATCCCGAATCGCACATGCTTCAATATTTTTGTAAGTGGTAACGACACCATTGATTTGATCTGGTAGATTATCGGTTACAATTAAAATCTTTTTGGTCATCGAACTATTTGAGTATGTTTATGCTTTAGTGACTTCTTCAATGCTTTCAACCACAGTTTCTTTTCTTTGATCTTGTCGTGGTTGATGCATGCTTGATACATCTTCTTTATTATTTTCTGAACTTTCATGGTCGGTCTCCTTTGTCCATGTTATTATTTCCCAGTGTCCATCATGATGCTCGATCAAAGCAGTGCAGGATTCAACCCAGTCCCCATCATTCATATATGTAATACCATCAATCTCTTTAATTTCAGCATGATGAATATGTCCACAGATAACTCCATCATATCCTCGTTTCTTACAGTATGCTGCAAGATTTTTTTCAAACTGGAACATAAAGTCAGACGCTTTTTTAACTTTGTGTTTTAAGTATTTAGACAGTGACCAGTATCCGAAACCTAGTTTGTGACGAATCCAGTTGAAACGAGAGTTCCAATCAAGAACTAGATCGTATAGTTTATCTCCTAAAAATGCTATCCAAGGTGCTAGTCTAGTAATACCATCGAATAAATCGCCATGTGTGACTAGGTATCGTTTACCATCTATACCGATATGCTCTGTTTGATTTTGTATTTCAATTAGACCGAAAGAGAATCCGTAAGGGATCATCGGTCTTAAGAATTCATCATGATTACCTGCAACATAAATTACCCTCGTTCCACGCTTGGCATGACCAAGTATTCTGCGGACAACATTAGTGTGGCTCTGTTTCCATCGCCACTTATTCTGTTGGATCTTCCAAGCATCAATTATATCACCCACGAGATATAGAGTCTCGCAGGTGTTATGTTTTAAAAAGTTATTTAATTTGTTTGCTTGACAATCACGAGTACCTAAGTGAACATCACTTATGAATATCGTTTTATATTTCATTAGACTTTCAACTCGCCACGCTCGATTAAAATCTTTTTATTAGCCTGATGTTCTGCTTGTGTCAAGTCTTTGTTTTCACCTTTGTATGGCACAGCGTAGTTGTTTTGAATTAACCAATCATTGACACGAGTACCATCTTCAAGAATAAAGACTCCAAGGATTCTACCAAACTTATCATCGTTGCTATCAGGTTTTTGCGTTTCAATAATCTGCCAAGAACCAATAGGCAATTTCTCTGCTAATTTCTTTTTAGAGAGTTGACCACGAACCTTTTCTTCTGCAATAGTAGTTCTTGATTCTGGAGTATCAACTCCAGCCATACGCACTCTTTGATTAGCAAGAATGATTTTAAAACCTAAGTCTAAATCTATATCAACTGTATCACCATCAAGAACTTTAATAATCTTACATTTATATTGATACATAATATCCTCAGTCGTTTCTAGTATTTCTTACTTGTGGGTCGTCTGGTAATAATTCAACTACTGGTGCTACAGCGAGTGGCATTGGTCTTGGTGCCATTGGAACTGGTGCTGGTGTCATAAGTGTTGGTGCGACTGGTGATGTAACATTACTTGCTGCTCCAGCAACTTTCTCTTGAGTGCGACCCCATGCTGCAATACCAAGAACTGCACCCATTGCTAAGTGAAATAAGCCAGCACCTTGTAGTGTTAGTGGACTCCATTGAGTGACTGTTTGATGAGTAAATACTTGTAACAAACTCCACAGCACTGGGAATATAGCCATATCTAATGTACAAATAATCATGTACATCCAACCCATGGCTGGACGCCATTTCTTCTGCATCCAGTCTTCGTCTTTTTTAACTTCTGTT